GACATCCTCAAGTCGGCTGACCCGCAGATCGTCGCCATCGTCAAGGCCGCCGAGGATCGGGCCGCCGCCGCTGAGAAGATCGCCAAGGCCGAGCGTGACTTCCGCCTTGAGCGGGAGTTCATCGGCAAGGCGGCGGAACTCTCCGCCCTCCCCGCCGAGGCCGAGGCGTTCGGCAAGGTGCTCAAGTCGGTCGCTGAGGCCGTCGATGAGGCCACCTTCGACACCCTGATGACCGTGCTCACTGCCGCTAACGAGGGCATCAGCACCGGCAACCTTTTCGCTGAGTTGGGCAAGGCTTCGGCCTTCGACAACGATGGTCCGACTGGCGAGATCAACAAGGCGGCGGCTCGTCTCATTGAGGCGAACCCCAACTTGTCGCATGAGCAGGCGGTCGCCAAGGCCGTCGATGCGAACCCTTCCCTCTACAACGAGTACCTGCGAGGTAACTGACATGGCATACAAGGCTTCACAGCCCCTCAAGATCACACTGGAGTCTGCCGCCGATCTGTCGGCCAAGCAGTACCACTTCGTGAAGGTGGACAGCAACGGCAAGGCCGCCGCCTGCACCGGAGCCACCGACAAGCCGATTGGCGTTCTCCAGAATGACCCCACTTCGGGCCAGACTGCCGAGATCGTCGTCGTGGGTGTCACCAAGGTGTCTTCGGATGCCGCCCTCAACGAAGGTGACCTCATCGGCACCTCCGCTGACGGTCAAGCCGATGCCAAGACCCCCGGCACCGACACCACTGAGTATGTGGTTGGTCAGATGATGACCGCCACNGGNGCCGCNGNNGTCATCGGNACCGCCCTCGTCAACTGTGCGAACCCGCACCGAGCCGCCTGATTAGGAGTCAGAGATGCCTCAGCCCACTACCAACGACGTTCATGTCGATGCGATCCTGACCAACATCTCGGTCGCCTACATCCAAGATCAAGGCAACTTCATTGCCAATCAGGTCTTCCCTTCCGTTCCGGTTGAGAAGCAGTCCGACAAGTACTTCAAGTACACCAAGGGCGACTGGTTCCGGGACGAGGCGCAGTTGCGTGCCCCGTCCACGGAGTCCGCTGGCTCGGGCTACAGCCTGTCGACCGACACCTACAGCACCTCGGTTTACGCCTTCCACAAGGACGTTGACGATCAGGTGCGGGCGAACGCCGACAACCCGCTCAACCCCGACCGGGATGCCACGACCTTCGTGACCCAGCGGATGCTTCTCCGTCAGGAGATTGACTGGAACACCAACTACTTCACGACCAGCATTTGGGACACCGATGTCGTCGGTGGTACGGACTTCACGGTCTGGTCGAACTACACCTCGTCGGACCCGATTGAGGACATCGAAACCGGTAAGAGCACGATGCTCACCAACACCGGCTTCATGCCCAACACGCTGGTCCTCGGCTACGATGTCTTCCGCCAGTTGCGGCACCACCCCGACATCGTTGACCGCATCAAGTACACCTCGTCCGAGGTTCCCGCTGAGGGCATCCTCAGCCGCCTCTTCGGTGTCGACCGAGTGCTCGTCACTCGGGGCATCAAGAACTCGGGTGCCGAGGGTGCGGCGGATTCGTTCGCTCAGATTCACGGCAAGAACGCCGCCCTCTACTACGTCGCTCCGTCGCCGGGACTTCTGACCCCCTCGGCGGGCTACCAGTTCGCATGGCGGGGTGTCTCGGACGGCATGGGCCAGAACATCGGCATCAGCCGGTTCCGTATGCCGGAACTCCGTGCGGATCGCATCGAAGCGCAGATGGCGTGGGACTACAAGGTCGTTTCGACTGACCTTGGGTACTTCTTCTCCGCCTGCGTCGCCTGATAAGGAGCCAACATGGCTAACCGACTCACCAAAGGCAAGGGACTCTTCGGCGGACTCAACGTCGGCGCTGGCTCTGATCTGGTCAAGATCAGTGGCGGTACCGTCTCTGTTGATCTGCCGTCAGTCTCGGCCAACACGACTGGCTCCAAGGCCGTCACGGTTACCGGTGCCGCCACTGGTGACGTGGTGGTCGTCAACCCACCGGCTCTGACCGCTGGGCTGGCTTTCGCTGGTGCGGCAGTGACCGACACGGATGAAGTGACCGTCTACGTCGTCAACACGACGGGTTCGGCCATTGACGAGTCGGCCTCAAACTTCACCTATCTGCTGGTTGAGTTGTCCTGACTCACTTCCACAACTGAAGGAGTGACCTAAGTGTCCGACCCCCTCATCGAAGCCGTCCGCCCTCCGACGAAGTGGTACGTCGTCCTGCGCCCGTTCAAGGGTGACAGGGCGTTCGTGCGTGGCGAAGTCGTGGACGTAACTGGCTGGACTCATCTGACTTCGCTGGTGCAGAACCGCTATGTCGACGCTCTCCCTCACGGTGCCGAGGTACCGGACGAGAACACCGATGGCATCCGCATCATCGAACTCTCCAAGGAGCAGGCTCGCAAGGTTGCTCCCAAGAAGCGCCCCATTCCGAAGCGAGAGCAGGCTACTTCCTCATAGCCCTTCCCTCACAAGTTCGGTGTGGGTTACCATCCCCCAAGAGGTAACGAACCATGTCGATTAGCAACTACGCCGAACTGAAACTTCTGGATCATGTGACGGGCACCACGGCCTTCACTGCCCCGAGCGCCTTCTATCTTCAGTTGCACACGGGCGACCCCGGTGAGGCTGGTACGTCGAACGTCGCTACCGAGACGACCCGCAAGGCGGCTTCGTTTGGTGCGGCTTCGTCGGGTTCGATCACGACCTCGGCCACGGTTGAGTGGACGAATGTGTCCACCACCGAGACGTACACCCACTGGTCGGCTTGGGATGCGTCGACCTCGGGCAACTGCCTCTGGTACGGCGCTCTCTCCGCTTCGGCTTCGGTCACTGCTGGCGACACCTTCCAGATCACTTCGCTCTCTCTGACGCTTGACTGATCGGTAGCCGCATATGGCTATCGACTACGACTCCAACGTCGACTATCAGGACGACCCTGAGGGCGTTGAGTTCGTTTACCTCTACTCGGGTGACACCCAAGTAGTTGACGGCGGCTACTACGACAGCCGCAACTTCGATTACAACGAGGCTGATGCCACCTATGCCGGTGCCATTGTTCGCACGGCTACGGGTAACGGGTTCTCTGATCTCAACTTCACGGCTGGCGAGCAGTACAACGTCGACCGCAACTTCAGTGGCCAAATCGGAGCCACCGGAGTAGTTGACCGGACCCGCACGGCCAGTGGTTCGGCTACTGGTGGGCAGTCCACGACTTCGCTCTCCATCCAGCCTCGTACTTCGACGGTTGCGGGCACCAGTGGATTCACGATTACGTCCCTGTCAATCCAGCCTCGTACAGCCACGGACTCGGTGGGCACCGGAGACAGCGCCATTGTCTCGTTCGCCACTCAGCCCCGTACCGCCACGGGCACCTCCACCACGGGGGAGTCCGCCACCGGAGTTCACATTGCCCCTCGGGAGGCCACGGGCACTTCGACCCCCGGCTCGTCGGCAACTGGCCTACACATTGCACCGAGAACTGCCTCGGCTACGGGCACGGCGAGTTCGCTCAACGCCATCTTGACCAAGTTCTTCCGTACCTCGTATGCGGCGGGCCAAGGTGCCACGGGGGATGGCCTCACCATTCTCATCAAGCATCTCCGCACCGCCACGGGGACGAGTACAACCGGCAGTAGCACGGTCAATCTCACGGTACGCCCACGGACTGCCAGTGCTACAGGATCGTCGGGACAGTCGGCCACTGGACTTCATATCGCACCTCGGGAGGCCAGTGCTTCCGGTACAAGTGGGCAGTCCGCCACGGGCCTACACATCTCCCCGAGGACGGCAACAGGGGCGGGCATTTCGGCCCAAAGCGCCCTTCGGCTGGTCAAGTCTTTGCGGAGTTCGACGGTCGCCGGTACGGGTGGAAGCACCGCCGATGGGATCATCGACCTAGACATTGGAAGCGGCACAAACTACGTTGTAACGAGTACAGGTGGCACCGTTTCGACTATGGGCGGCGGTGGCACTACCTCAACTCTTAGTGGTTCTGCCAATAAGTCAACGGCAGGAGTGTAACAATGGCAGACGTATCAATCCGCAAAGGCGACCGGCTCCCACAGTTGGAGCGCCAGTTCCTTGTGGACTCTGCCGGTGTTGATCTTACGGGTGCCACGGTTGTCTTCAATATGTACAAGGCCAGCGACGGCACGCAGGTCATTACCGACGGATCAGTAACGGTAGTTACCGCCTCCACCGGCAACGTCCGCTATGCGTGGACTGCCGACGATGCGGCCCTAAGCGCCGACACGTACTTGGCCTCATTCACCGCAACCTACGGCGACGGTCGCAAGTTGACCGCCCCCAACACGGGGATGCTGGTGGTGGAGTTCTTCGACCTCATCGAAGTGGACTGGTTGTACACGGGGGAACCGGACACCCGCACCATCGACGCAGTTCGCCTGCTCGTCGGTGACACCGATTCGACCGACCAGTTGATTACCGACAACGAGATTCAGTACCTGTTGACTCGCCACGGCTCAATCAACCGCACCGCCTCCGAGGCGTGCCGTGCCATTGCCGCCAAGTTCGCACGACTGATGAATCGCTCCATTGGTGGACTCTCTGCCGACTTCTCGCAGAAGTACCATCAGTACATGGAGTTGGCCGACTCCCTGCTTACCAAGGAAGAGACGGAGCCGGTTAGCCCGTTCACTTCCGGTTGGAAGCGGAGTGTCAAAGAGGCTCGGGAGGCCGACACTGAGCGTGAGACGACGTTCGGACGCAAGGGTATTCACGACAACGAGCGTGTCTACCCTGCCGACGACTACTCTCACGCCCCGTACAGGCTCCGGTGAGTCGTGGCAATCGACCCCCAACTCACCGCCTTCATGCCACATACGGTCACGATTCAGTCCGTCTCGTCCACGAACAACTATGGCGAACCTACGTTCGGGACCGCCAGAACCGCCGACGCTTACGTCGAACCCAATACGACGCTTACCGCTACCGACGAGGTAGATGAGACACACAAGCCGACGACGGCTTACATATCGGACACAGCGATCACCATTGACGACAAGATCACTTTGCCCGATGGCACGACTCCCGAGATCGTCAGCATTGAGATTCACAATGTCGTGCTCGGGCTGGAGCACACCATCGTGAGGTTCCGATGAGGTACAAGTCGACCGTCACGATTGACAAGAACTTCGTTGGGTTCCAGAACGCCATCATGGAAGATGCGGCGGCGGCGGCCTACATGGTGGCCGAGGAAGTCATGACCGACTCCAAGATGAACTACGTCCCCGTGGTCAATGGGTTCCTCCGCATGTCCGGTCAGGTAAGCAAGCCCAAGATTGAACAGCATCGCATCACAGTCCAACTCGGCTATGGCGGGCCGACGACAGTTGGCGTGAACGTGACCTACGCCCTGAAGGTGCATGAGGCACCGGACCACCACGGCCAGCAGAAGAACAAGTATCTGGTCAAGCCCCTCTACGCCGCCGTCCCGAGGATGCCCAAGTTCATCAGCATCTTCATGGCCGAGCGTCTTCGTGCCCGAGGGAGTTTCATCTGATGGCTCTGCTTGAAGAGGTCGGTACCTACATTGGTGCCAACACCTCGTTCACCCTTGGGACAGACCTCTACTTGGCTCTGATCCCCGATACGCCAGACAACTGCGTGGCGGTCTATGAGAACGTGGGAGTTGCCCCGCTCTCAACTCTTGGGTCGACCGATCTTCCACAGATTGAGCGGCCCGACCTTCAAGTCATTGTCCGCAACACCTCTTACGCCACGGGCCGAAGCAACATTGAGACGATCTATCGGCTACTCACGGCGGTGGAGAACGCCACGCTTTCGTCGGTCCTGTACCACCGGATCGAAGCCACGACTACGCCATATGTGTATGAGCGTGATGACAGTCGCCGCATCATGTTCACCTGCAACTTCAATGTCATGAAGGCACTGTCGTGAGCATGATGCACAACCCCTATGGGGACGAAGCGACCCAAGACACCGAGCCTCGGTGCTGGCGGTGCAACCGGATGCTCGCCATTCAACTCACAAGGCCGTGGACAATCATCTGCTCTCGTTGCAAGGCGAAGAACACCCGTGACTCTTGATTGGTTGACCTGACCCCAAGTACCATCACGGCAACAACTGAATGTCGTGCCCTTAGTGGCTTTGTATCGGACTCGTTCGTGCCCCTCAGTGGCCTTCCTCGCAAGGCGACTGATGGCGTATGCGTTAGGAGAACGAGTGGCTACATACAAAGTCCTCACGGGGATTGATCTCCCCGACAAGCGAGTAGAAGCGGGCGACACGGTGTCCGAGACGGACATCCCTAAGCGCTCGCTCAAGTGGCTTG